TGACGAAGCAACAATTGGTCGAATCGGTAGCGACAGCCACTGGCCAAACAAAGAACGAAGTTGAACGCACATTAGACGCGATATTGGACAGAGCATCCAATGCATTGGCCGATGGTGACCGGGTCGAGCTACGCGGGTTTGGCATTCTTGAGGCGAGAGAGACGAAGGCGCGAACCGGACGCAATCCAGGTACGGGCGAGACTATACAGATCGCCGCCAGCCGAAGAGCAACCTTCCGTCCCAGCAAGGAATTAAAAGAGCGACTCAACGGCAAGCGCGAGCAAGCCCAAGTAGCGGGCGAGTAAGCACCCGCGTTGAGGGCGGGCGGAAGCGGGGAATGTACGGTCCGAAAGCCGCTCATGAGGATCCTGACCAAATGATCAGCGCCGGAAACCTCTCAGGAATGCGCGTTCCGTCCTCGATGCTTCAGCGTTCATCCAGAAAGCGTGTCATGACTTGCTGCATGACCATGATCAGATGGGAAGCATGATCACGTGATCATGTCAGCACCGCATGAATGTTTACTGGAGAGCGAAGTTCGACGGAGAGAATTGGCTCCCCAAATGATTTTCGAACTTGCAACGCAGTATTTAACAGAGCAGAGAGCGCCAGAGATAAGTTGCTGAATCTAAACCGCAGGCCCTAGAAACATTTGCCGGGTGCCAATCTCCCAGTCAGAATCACGCAGCAATCATGCATTGCAAACTGGAAGCTTCACGTTTCGTGTGAGACATGCATGCACGTGTGGTCTGGAAAATGCCATTAGCGGATGACCCTTTGCCATTACGAACGTTCCACAATCGACATAGCGGGGCGACATGCGTCTACCGATTGATTCCACGCGCGCGGCTCTGCCGGACGGAATATTTGCGGACCACAGGGGTTCCCGCTAGCTGACTGTATTTTGCACTCATGGATTAGGAATGGCGGAAGCCGTCATCGGCCAAGCCGTTCGACTGTAACGGAATCCCCAATCGAGATACGCATGAGGTCTTCTCCGGCTTCAATCCGGCCAGAGTATATGGCTCTCGTCCGCGAGAGAATCTCAGGGATGGTCACTTCGGAGATGTCGTCCCGACGTGGTCTCGTGTAATGTGTGTAAACGGCGAGTTTGGGTTTGATCCGGGAGAAATCCCTAGCGGCATCCTCGAGCGTCGGGTGGTGTGTCTGAATCAGCTCTCTTACCTTGGGGTCCCTCGCCAATAGCTCCGGACGGGCGACGCCCACTTCATGCAGCACAACATCTGCGCCTTGCGCATACTTGATGAAGTTCTCGTTCGGCGCCATGTCCCCTGAAATCACTACCGCCCGTTGTTTGTAATCGATGCGGAAGCCGAATGCGTCCGCGAGATTCGCATGTTTTACTTTGAACGCCGTCAGGCGCACACTGTTCTGGTCATAGACAACTCCTTGCTGAATGTCTTTCGCGGCAACGCCTACCTGCTCGGAAGACAAATCGGGCCGCGCCTCACGACGGTTCTCCACGTCGGCCTTATAGGCTTTTTCGAGGTGGGACATCATCTCCACCCTTCCCTTCGGTCCCCACACCGCAAAACGCTCGCGTCGGTTTCCATAATGCATTGGTGAGAAACCAGTCAGCCACAGGTCGGGGATGCCCACCGTATGGTCGGAGTGCAAGTGGGTTAGAAAAAGCTTTACAGCCCCGAGAGGTATCTTTACTTGCCATAGGCGAATGGTGTTTCCGCGTCCGCAGTCAAAGACCAGTTTCTCGTTCCCGGCTTCCACGAGGGTGCTCGGTCCGAATCGATCCGGAAGCGGGTTTGGCGTAGACGTGCCGAGTAGAGTAGCTCGGGAATCGGACGAGGCCGGCGGAGCCGTTTCTTCGTCCGCCGTGATGACCTTTGCAAGTATGACCACCAATACCAGGACTTGAACGGGGAAGCAATTCCTAAAAACTCCCATCTGACAACCTCCTGGGAATCGACAAAATTAGGATTGGCCGGTTAATAGACTTCGAGATCTCGGGCAACGACAAATTGTCCGGCGTATCGGCTTGACATGTCGGCGAACATCTCGTCAGGCATCATCGCGTGATAAATGATCAGCAATCGTGGTTCGCCTGCCGCGCCAGTTCCGCCAGTTGAGCGGTCGTTGTATGGTACTTTGCCGCAAATCGCTGAAAGCTTGGCGGCCGGGTCGCAAGCCATGCAGGGATCAATGCTTCGTGGATCAAAACGTCGCAACCATTGCAGGCTTCGATTGTCGCTGGGGAGGGGTTCGTATCTCATGAGATGACTATGGTGCGATCCGCCGTAACGAACCGATACCCGTAGGTCTCGATCGCGTGTTTTGTCGGGAAGGCCGTGACGGTAACGTTCGAATCCCGGTAGATCACTCCGCCGCTGATCTCGTGCGCGTTCACGTTGTGACCCTCCGGAAACTCACGCTGATTTCCATGAGCATTGGAACGCGCGTCAATGTCGACGCGATATGCCTCTCGAGATGCTCGGTCATTGCCTTGAGCCCCTTTGGGCCGTAGACCTCAAGTGGGACACGCCGGCCGATTGTCCACGGCGTGAAGATTAGATCCGGGTACCCGAGGGTGTGATCGGAGTGAAGGTGGGTCACAAACGCGATTCTTAATCTTGGCGGTTCTAGCGCCTCTATCCCCCGCAAAAACGCCGCGTTCGCGCGACGGATAACACCGGGGCCGAGATCGATCAGATAAGCGGTGTCACTAACGACGACTGCGGTGGCGGGGCCTGATCGCTCAGGATCGGGGGCGGGCGCCCAGTTCCAAGCAAAACGATTCTTGTCTTCGTGATTGTCTGGCCCGCCAACTGCTCCTGGGCAAATAACCATGCGATGGATAGCAGGACAAACACTAGGCGGGCGTAATGCTTGATCTGCAGTTTCTTCACGGCAGGTCCCTCCTTGAGAAGATCAAGGCCGATCGGGGGTTGCGTTCGACCCGGCGACTGCACTCAAATCACTGCACATTCCCGGCGCTGCGGAACCATGGACGTGCCGAGTTCTCCTTTTCGTTGCTCCGAGCAAGGCCTGATTCGTCGACGATCGACGAAGTCTCTCTACCTACAACGCGAGCGCAGGCATCCTTATCCGGGACGTGCGCGCAATCAAATATGTACGAACCTCCCTTTAGTCATCGAACATCAGAACTACACGCAGTATGTTCGCTGGTCGAGAGCGTGTCAACGGGAAACATCTGGCGTCGAGTACCAGGAGGACTCTCACCGGCTTCGGATGCGCGAAGCATAAGCCCACCTTGAACTTCGCTCAAGCTTTAGCTGTGGTCGGTTGAGCGTTGCTAAGCGAAGTAGAAGCATGGTAGGGGGCAAGTGCAGGTCGAAGTGAGGCGCAAGGTGCATATACGTTTTGCGTGCCTAAATACCCGGCTGGGACTGCACAGCGCAGCGCGGGAAACTAACGGTGGACTACAGCGCCGCAATTTGGGTTCACTTACGCGCAAGTTGGTGATCGCTTAGGCACGGGCGCGCTGTAGCATATAGTCTGGAAGTGCCAACCGTTACTGCACCCGCGGAAATCGAGACTCGAGAAACATCTGACCGTGGGCCAACGGGACCGCGCATCCGCTGTCCGAAGTGCAACTGGTCGCCTACTGCTGGGGACCTTTGGTTCTGCAATTGTGGCCACATGTGGAACACTTTCGATACCGGCGGTGTCTGCCCGTCCTGTCTGCACCACTGGACAATGACGGCTTGCCTCTCATGCCGCCAATGGTCACCGCATTCTGATTGGTATAGAGAACAGTGAGCCGCTAGCCCGTCGCTCAAGTCGTTGCTGCTCCGGTCGGTGTGCCCGCTTCGAGATGTTCCGGCGATCATGACCGGTCTCGTGTACAGTGCGGAATCGTCTGAATCATCGCCGCCCCACGCAGGGCAGGGAAGCATCATGTTGAGCTTGAACTCAGTCCTGTTTACTTGAGAGTGAGAGCGAAGAATTGGCTCCGCGATCGGGATCGAGGTCTCCGTCTCAGAGAGTTTTTACCGCGTATAAGAATTAGCAGGACGGGACGTCAAAGGCACGAGGGGAGGCGGCTGAGTGAGGTGATGGCAGGCCGCTCGCGCCGTGTTCTGGTTGAAACGGGGATCAGTAAAGTCGGAAGTGCAGGTGATGCCTTGAATGGCACGTACTAAGCAAATGGCAACGCCTTACCTCGGCAATCAAAGTACCCGGATTAGGACTAATCCGTCTTATTTCTTTGGGCAAAATAACGGGCTTTGCTTAGTGACACACAGAGACCAGTCGAGCGCCAACGGAAGGGGAATGCATGTCACGGCCTAGTTTTCAACCCAAGCAAGACCAGAGAAAGCTGGTGAAGTCGCTGACGGCGTTGGGGTTGCCGCAAGAGCACATCTGTGCGTTGCTGGGGATGCGGTCCCCAAAGACCTTGCGCAAACACTTTCATGAAGCGTTAAAGCAAGGGGCTGCGGAAGCGGAAGCTGCGGTGATGCGGACCGCGTATGAAATGGCAACGTCAGGCAAGTGTCTGTCGATGACGTTGTTCTGGAATAAGTGTCAGCGACTCCGAAGTGAGGACCAGCAGCGGCAAGAAGAAGAGCAGCAACGGGCAGCCGCGCTCGAGCGAGCACAATGTTTACGTGTGTTGTACCGAGTTCCGAAGGAACGCAAGAATGCCGCGTAGCTTCGTCCGACGGACGAGCAACGCCGGCGGGTCAAAATGCTGGCGAGCTTAGGACAGAGACACGAGCATTGCCATGGTCGTTGGGATCCGTTCGACAACAACGCTGCGGAAGCACTTTCGGGAGGAACTGACGAGGGGTCCGGCGGAAGCGATGGCGAACGTGCGCAAGACGCTGTTCCAGATGGCGACCTCGGGCAAACATCCAGCCGCGACCATGTTTTGGTTGAAGACTCGAGCGCGTTGGAGCGAGCAGGGCCGAGAACCAGAACCCGAGGATGCGCCGAAGGCGCCGTGCATCGTCGTGCAGTACGTTAAAGCACCCCGCCGTTCGGAAGATGGCGAGATCATCGCAGAGGAACCGACCGAGAATAAACAGGAATACGAGGTCATCACCGAAGAGGAGTACGCGAAGCGGTGGCGGGAGAAGGAAGCTTCGAAGGAATCGCGAGGTGACACGGATGAGGGTTCGTTTGCACACGCTCCTCGCAAGCGCTTGCCCTGGACAGAAGTCGACGAGCGCCGTTCGCTTAATTCGGGGTGAGGCCAACAAACCGGCAAACGCACCCGGATCATCGAACGGAGCGATGAACAGCGGTTGCGATGACCATCGGTGATGCTGGAGAGAGCCGGTTCGCCAGCTTGCTTTTTGGCGGTGAGAGAGCGTCCATGGGAGGGACGAAGATATCGCCGCTAGGAGGAAGCAAGACAATTGGAGAACGCACTCGCGATCGAGATCGAGGGTTTGCGCGAGCTGAAAACGAGAGCCTTGCAGGCCCGCTACTACGAAGTCTTTGGAGAAGAGACGCGCTCCTCGAATCGGGCACATCTGTTCCGGCGCCTCGCATGGCGCTTGCAAGCGGAAGCGGAAGGTGGGCTGAGCGAACGAGCCCAGAAGTGTGCTGCCGAACTGGCGGAAGAAGCAGCATTACGATTGCGGGCGCCGCGTCGGTTCTGGCAGCCGGATGGATCGCTGCACCTTGGCACTCCACGAGTTCGCGACCGTCGTCTACCGCCCGTGGGCACGCTTTTGCGGCGCGAGTATGGTGGCGGCACTCTCCAGGTGCAGGTCGTAGCAGCCGGCTTTGAATATCAGAACAAGATCTATGCTTCATTAAGCCAGCTGGCACAGCACGTGACGGGGACGCGCTGGAACGGGTATCAGTTCTTCGGACTGGAGGGGAGTGGCCGCGGTGATGCGCTGTGCCATTTACACCCGCAAGTCGACCGAAGAAGGACTGGAACAGGAGTTCAACACCCTCCAGGCGCAACGGGAAGCCGCGGAAGCGTACATTTCCAGTCATAAAGGCGAAGGCTGGCAATCGGTGTCGACTCGGTATGATGACGGCGGATGGAGTGGGGCCAGTCTCGAACGGCCAGCACTGCAGCGCTTGCTGCAGGATGTGGAAGAGCACCGGATCGATTGCGTAGTGGTCTATAAGGTGGACCGATTCAGCCGGTCCCTACTCGACTTCACACGTTTGTTGTCGCTCTTTGAGAAGCGCCACGTGAGCTTTGTGTCGGTGACACAGGACTTCAACACGAGCAGTTCCATGGGACGTCTTACGCTGCACATCCTGCTCTCGTTTGCGCAGTTCGAGCGGGAGATCATCGGGGAGCGCACTCGAGATAAGGCCCCATGATTTTGCGGCCACTTCATCCATCACTCTGCGCCCGCAGAATTGCAAGTCAGACACGGCCAAGGCAGTCAGAGTCAGCTGCCAAGAAAATCGGTTCGGCATGACTGGACTTCCTCGCCTCAAATCAGCCTAGAATCTGCCATGCGCAAACCACGCAAAGTCGTTCCTATCACTCGAGGAGAACGCAAAAACGATGCAGTCACCCGAATTTTCATTCGCTCACAAGGTCCAGACCGCGCAGGCTCGCCATCAAGAGCGCAGCGGAGATGCCTTTCCATGAGATGTCACCGATCGCCAAGCCGAGACGGCCGTCGGCGAGTTCGATCGCATCGTACTAAATTTGGCTTCTCCTAAGCCCCACGCGCATGAGTCACGAGTTCGCAGTCTGGATTGTTGACGGCAACAGTGGATTGAGCAACGCGCTACCTCGGAGATCTAATTCAGCCCAACATCGTGACTCAATGTCGATCCAGGAGAGTCCGATTCCACTTCGCTGAATCCGCAGCAGCAGAATATGCGTTCTCGAAAAACTCCAACAGCGCGTCTTCCGGAGAAGCTTTAAGGCGCACATCGTCATACCGGAACACGTACTCACCTAAGGTCTTATCCCACTTCGCTGCTTCGGGCGATATCTGCTTCTCCGCTAAGCCGTCGGGTACAGGAGCTGCATAACAGTAAAACGCCGCCGCAC